GGGCGATGAATAGCGTGAAAGCCATAATGAATTTTGTCAACCTGCAGAATCTTTGTTTGGCAATCCCCAAGTTCCCCGATCGTGCCGGGTGGCCTATGGCCTGAACTATCAGATTTGGGTTTGGTCAAGTATTACCCATTTATGTGGCTAGGTGGCGAATGCGACCCTAGGCGTAGGAGGGAAACACGCCACGCCTAGAGCCTGTCAGAGTTGGCTATGCCTTGTCTGAGTTGGGTTTTGGCAACGCTCGCCATGCTGCTTCGAGCGCTTTAGCGTCTTTTGCCAAGTCCATTTCAAGTTCAAAGTGAAGCCAAGCCCCACCGATTGAGCCTGCAGATTCTTTTTCGTTTTTATAGACCACGATCCCTTTGACGCCTTCGCCTCTAGAACAGCGCCAGCCTCTTCCGAAGTCCCCATAGGCGTAGTCGTGCAGTTCGCACAGTCCTAGGGCTTCTGAGTGCTCAATCAGCCAATCCCACAGTTCTTTAGCCTGTGCTCTGCCTGCTCTGGTCTTGGGATACCCCACGTCGCCAGCCACACCCAGCGAATGCGTGCTCAGGGTTTTGCCTCCACGGATGTTGCGCACCACCCAAGTGCCCAGATTGGTAAATGATGGGTAGCGCCGTATGCAGAGCTGCATGAACTTTTCTGTTCCTGCAAGTTTGCCTGTGCCGGGTTCGGTCACTGGATAGTAGGGGTATTTACGAGGCACGACCGAACGCCTTGTCTGCTGGGTTGAAGTAACGCATGGCTGTAGGAATGGCTGCAGCCCATACTGCGTTGAGTGTTGCTGTGGGGCTTTGTGTTGCTGTGTATGTAGCGACAGCACTTGCAAGCAGTGAGCGTCCGTAGGAGGCTAGGAGAGCCTTCTGAGAGGGTGTGAGGTTGAGGGTCATTCTGTGTCCTTTGGTGGTTGTTTGGCTGGAGCCTTCAAGCCGTTCGAAGCGAGTAACGATGAGAGCGCCCCACTAAGAAAGAGCATCATGGGCGATAACAAAGCCCACGCAGATTTATCATTTTCTGAGACCTCGAGAGGCTGTACGACAAATAAAAGTCCGAACAGCAGAGCCCCTGTGGATGCCACAAATGTGACCGACAAGGTGATGCCAACGATCAAAATTAGTCGGGCTTTGATTTCGTCGTTTGTGTAACGCCTTCTAGCCACAGCGACCACCACCAATTTGAACTGTGGTTACTGCACCGGGCACTTTGTTTTTTATGCGTTCGCAGTTCACTCTTGCACGGTCTGAGCAGGCTGTAAGGGTGATGGTAAGCAGGCTAATCAGGGCTAGGCGTTTCATCGGCCTGTGCTTTCCATTCGGCGTATTCCTCATCGGTCATTTCACGCACTTCATCGTCTATTTGTATGTTTGGTTTCGTCATTGTTATGCCTTTCGGTATCCGTATACCGTGATAGTTCCACCTGTCATGGTGCCTGCAACTATTAGCGTAAAATCTGTGTATGAGGTTGCTACGCCGTGATAGCCGCTGACGGTTCCTGCCACAGTACCCAAATAGAAACCACCCATTCTTGTAAAATTGGCATTGAATGGGCTAAGCAAATCGAGGTTTACTGTTTGCATGTTGGCTGAGGATTCTCCTGCGTAAGTCCAACTAGCACCGTTGTTTACTCCAACATTGGTTCCAATCCCTGTTGCGTAGGTGACATATTGAAAGCCTTGATAGTAGCCAGTAGCAGATGCGCCTAGTTTTAACGCAATGGCTTGGGCTGTGCTACCTGCACCACCTGACACAATAATTTTGTAGTTGTCATAAGTACTGCTGAAAGCGTTAGTCACGGTGACACTGGCAACGGCCGAGCCAATGGTTTGCTCTTTGATATACACCAGCCCAGAGTTGGCCAGATAAGTGTTCGTGTCGCTCGCTGTGAGCACCTCACCACTAGTAAAAGTCTTTATAGCCATGTTTAGTATCCTAATCCATTTGGGAAAATTGTTGTTTTCATTGTTATGGGTATCCAAGTCTGTTGGTGTTCAAAATGCCAAACGCCGTACTGTTCAACGTAAACGGCGTACCCAGTGACGGCGTCAGACTCAAAGTCAAGTTGGCATAGTCCGGGTAGTAATTGGCTCGAATGCCACAAACCGTAGCGTTCACTGTGGAGCCACGAAACTTGACAGTAACCCCAGTACCAATAGGGCAATTAGCAAGTTTGCCAAGTTCACCAATGTTGTCCTGAATTGCTGTGTTCACACCGATAGTTATCGGGGTAGGCGTCTTGGAACTATTGACCGTTAAAACATAATCCCCTAATTTTTGGGCTTGCGTCGTTGTAGCGGCCAACGTGGAATAACTGAACCCTACAAATGGGGCGCTTCCGCTTGTTCGTTCTTGGTCGGCCAATGATGAAGTAACTATGACTTGTGTAAAAGCCGTTTGAATAGACGATGCGTATTGAATTAGGCCGTATTTATAGATACTTGCGCCCGTAGATCCGTCGTCTACAAAACTGAGCGTTACGCCAGTTTGTCCCGTCGGGTAAAAATAAACCCCGGCGAATACGTTACTTATAAACCCGTTTGACTTAAACACACGGTTTAGATCTAAGTCGTCCATTGAATATTGAACGGTATTTAAAGTCTCGTTAATGGTGTCCAACCATGGCGCTAGACCGGGCATAATCACATTCTGACCAATGGGTACAGGCAACGCCACGCCGCCATAAACGTAACCAATGTTTGCGGGTGTAATTGCGTAAACGTTTGCTACGCCCATGGAACCCGTCATAAATGAATAAGTAGCGTCCACCGTTGAACCAAAACCCGACGAACCATATCCCGAACCAAGAACGCCAGTACCGCCCGTAACGGTGATAGTTACACGGTCGCCCGGTGCGACGCCTGTAGCTGAGTTATATGGGATGTCATAGGTGCGTTCAATATCGGTAATTTTGCCTACGAAGTAAGCAGACGAACCACCACTGTTGGTCTCTCGGATGTCTATGAATTGACCGATGGTTATTGCAGCTGGGTAGGTGCTTTGAGGAATTAGTTCTATTTGGCATTGGCTGACGCCCGTAGGGTCTTGAAAGCGTGATTTGCCACGGTTAATTGACACACTTTGAATGCCGTCTAGTTTTGTGTATGTGCCGTCAAAAACTGATGCATAATAGACGTTAGGCGTTGTGTAAGCCATGGTTAGGCAACTCTGATGGGGATGGAACCGTTTTGTTGCTGGTAACGCCGTAGGGCGTTGACAACGGCTTGTGGGTCTCCATTGGTGACGTTGATGTTGACAGTTGTGCCACCACCCATGCCGAACTCACCCATGCGATTTAATGGGATTACAGCCTCTGGGCCACGGCCTTCACCTATCATCGCCAGCGTCGGGCCAGTGACGATGCCACCATTAGCCAACATTGGAATGTCAGGAACGTCAAAGCCTTTGCCACCAATACCGGGCACCCAAGACGGAACCGTAAAAGACAATTTGCCAATGGTGCTGTTCCATAAACTAGCGATGGAGTTAAACACAGTTTTGAACACTGTGACCATAGTTTCCACATACGGAATGACAATCTTTTGAACGCCAAACTTGATGTACTCAAATACTTTCTTGAATACCTCTATCCAGATTTTTATTGCTGGAACAATGATGTCCGTAATGTAGAACTTGAGGAACCCAAACACGGTGTCAACAACGTTTCTGAACCCTTCAAACTTTGTGTAAGCAATTGCAAGACCAGCAATCAAAAGACCAATGCCGATCACAATAAGGCCAATTGGGTTCAGTGCCATAGCAATGTTGATAGCCACAATGGACGCTGCTACTGCTGCTAAAGCGCCAGCGATGATCATAAATGTTTGGGGGTTGTCTTGCGCCCAGGTTGCAAACTTTTGAAGGTAAGGCAAGACTTTTTCAACGGCTGGCAACAAGGCTGCACCAATAGATTCTTTTGTTTCGTCAAAGCCAATTTTGAGTCGAGCAAATTTGCCTGCTGTGGTGTTGGCTGCATCTGCAGCTGCGCCACCAGTGGTTTTGGCAAGTTTGTCCATTACCTCTTCAAAGGATGCGCCGTCACGAATCATGTCTCGGTATTCAGGCGCAAGTTTTGCTAGGGCTGTTAGGTTGCCTCCATAGGCTTTCTCTAACGCTCCGACCACACTTTCTAGTGGTTTGCCTGTAGCCACGCTGATGTCCATGGCCTGTTCAGCCAATTTTTGAGCCTCGGTGACGTCACCTGTTGCCCTGGCAAGCCTGTCAAATGCTGGTCTTAGTTTGTCGTCTGAAAAACCAAGCAGTTTGCCTTGCTTAGTAATCCAATCTTCGACGCTGGCAATCTGCGCATCATTTGCGCCGGTCGTCTTTTCAAGGCTGCTTGCAAGTTTGTCTTGCGCTGCTTGGTCTTCAATAGCGCCTGCTACTGCATCGCCAAGTGCGAGCGCTAAACCAGTCAAGGCTGCTGCTGCAGGGACGGCTGCTTTCTTGATAGCAAACTGGGCTTTCTTGCCAGCGCCTTCTAGGTTTTTGAATTCGTTGATTGCCTTGGAGACACCTCCACCGTCGAAGGTTGAGATGATGGGGATTGCAAGTGCCATTAGTTCAGTTCTTTCTGGACACGCTGGATGGCATTCATTGAGAGGCGCTGTAAGGCATTTTCAATCTCTCTGCGCTTGCGAAAGACGGAAGGGCCAAGGTTGCGACTGTGATTTGGTTTTGGATTTGCGCCAATGTTGTTACCAAGGTCGTTAGATGTTTTTCGTCCAGCCGTTTCCCAAATCTGTGCGCCAGCGTTCATTTGCGCTATGTAGATTAGGCTGACTGCTTCTCTTGATGCGTCAATTTTCAACTTCACACCTTTGACAGCCTGTGCAACGGTAAAAGGAAACTTTTTGTTTCCACCTTGAGACCAATTGCGAGACATACCCGAAGGGTATTTTCGTTGATAGCCATTTTGCACTTCTTGAATAGCAGGCTGGGCAATCTGTGTGGCGTTAGCAGTGAACTCTTTACGAAGCCCCGGTTCAACCTTGTTCAGCGAACGGATGGTTTCTTTCAGACCTGCTATCTCTATTGAGGCTGATGCTGTCATTTCCGTTGTGCTTTCTGCTGGTTGTTCAAAATCTCAATGACCGTGGTGAGGTCGTCTATTTCGAATTCTATTTGTGGGGGGTAAAACCCTGTTGCAACAAGTACCTCTGCTAAGGCTCTTCGGTAACTGTTGCTTCGGTGGCTTTTGGGTCTTCTTGACCAACTACTTCAACGGCATTGACTTTCTTGATGTATTCGTCAAATGAAACTGGAATTGGAATGTTTTGCTGTTTGCAGCATTCATACGCCATGAACGCAAGGTCTTCGATGCCGATGCCGTTAGCGAGCGTTGAGGCTTTTTGTTTGAACTTGCGTTCCCAAGCGACAATAACGAACAGATTGGTTTCTAGTTCGTATGGTTCGCCTTCGTTGGGCGTGATGCGTAGTTGGATTTTCATTGTTTCCCTCTTTCATTAGATCAGGTGATGTCTCGTACCCATGTGCCACCAGTGAAGGAGGCCGTGACGGTTGCGAGTTCGCCAACGGTTGAGTTGATTGGTGTGAAGTTTTCCAGCATTGCGTTCGTAATGATGTACTCAGGGTTGGACGCTGATTCGGTTGTTCCAGATGGGCTGATAGTCAAGACTGTCGTGCCCTGACCAACCATTGCTGCAAGTGCTGTTTCAACTTCTGAAGTTGAGCCTGAGCCACCGTAGGACAAGAAGAAGTCAATTGAGACTTCGACGCTCTGGAGGCCACCAACAAAACGATGACCAGTGTCACCGAATGCTGTTGCTTCAAGCGAGTCCTGACCGATGGTGATTGTGCAAGCGTTTGCCTGATCACTCAAGTCGTAAGTAGTTGCGCCCTGCGTGATGTTAATCGTTGCATTGCTAAGGAATGTTGATGTTGCCATTTCTGACCTTTCTAGTTTCGTTTGACTGCGATAGCCACAGTCAAATCGTATGTTGGTATGTCTTGCCCACCGTAAGAAGCGTTGCCCGGTCGGGCGTCAACTACGGCAATGGAAGAGTTCATGATTGTGTCAACCGTTGTCATCAGGTAGTCACCTGAATCTTGGTTGCCAGGGGGAGCTGCAAGTATGCGAACTGGAATGCGAAAGTCGCCCACGTTGTAAGTCCATGAGGTCATCACTGGTAATTCAATAAAGACAGACATGGGGCGTGCGTTGCGTGGGTCTGTGACTGGTTTCAAACCCAACGCTGTGAGCGCCGTTTTAATTGCGTTCACTGCGTCAACAAGTATCCCAGATGCAGCCATTACGCCACCTGTGGACGGCCACAACCAATGAGAGACATGATGCGTCCCATGGTTGAGGGGATAGGTATTGAAGACATTGAATCGAATGAGGCAAACGAATCTGCAGAACCACGCTCACGATAGAGAGTGGCTGCATACATGATTGCACCAAGTTTGACGTCTGCACCTGGCACTGTGGTCATTGAGTCCACATAGCCAGCCTCACGACGCTTTCTGAAGCACCAGTTGTTGGTGGCATTGACGCAGACCGTTATGAAGGCCGTGTCGTTAGCAGTAGCCACGTCAATAC